GAGGCTGCGGATGCTAAAGCACCTGCAAGTGATAATGCGGAACTTCCAGCACTTTGTAAATTACCACCAGCTGCAAGTGACATTGATCCCATAGTTCCCAATTTTCCACCAGCTGTTGCAGACATTCCACCTAAGCCACTGACTTTTCCACCGGCAACACTTGTTGCCCCAGAAAAAGCTTTCGTACTCTTAGAACCGACGTTTGTCTGCTTTGTATTTTTCTTATTCTCCTCATAAGCTTTCTGAACAGAATTAGTCAGCTGATTATACTCTTTGTCTGGTCCAACATTCAGATTCTTATTTTTCTTTTTATATGTGCTCTGTACTGATTTCTTTAACCGATCTCTTTTCTTTTCGGATTCTGGCTCATATGTCTCACGGATCTTTCGTATGGAATCTTTATTGTAAGAATAGTATTTCTGCGATTTTGCAGTTAATGAATTGTTATCCTTTAGTGCTTCCTTACGATTTTTAAGGTAATTATCTCCAAGGTACTTTTCTTGACCCTTTTGAATTTCTTTTACCTGTTTTGATGTTACATTCCACGATTTAGCACTTTTTTCAGACTCTTTTTTGATCTTATCCATGTTCTTTCGGATATGATCGCCTGCTTTGTTACCTTTTGTCAGTGCTGCAAATCCACCAACACCGGCACCAATCAATCCACCGGCAAGTGTGCCAACAATCGGAACAGCTGAACCAACTAAAGCTCCGGCGGCTGCTCCACCACCAACCATGCCAAGTTTCGTGCCACCCCTGTAGTTTTCTTTTTTCTTAGTAGCTTTATTCTTTGTTGTCGCAGCGTTAATAAAGTTACCTGCTGCACTTCCAATTCCAGCAATTCCTAAAGCTCCACCTAATAAAGATGTACCACCAACGGTTGCTGCCCCACCGGCTGTTGCTGCTCCTGATCCAAGTTTTACTCCGAGATTTCCAAGAAAAGCTTTCCATCCAGTAGCCGCAACTGTTTCTCCATTTTTCAAAGTAACTCCAGAACCGCCCAAACCAAACAATCCACCCGGTGTCCTTGTTGGTCCTGTCGGCTGTGTTGTCTTTGGTGTAGTTCCACTGCCAGTTGGTATGACAGGGCTCCCTCCGCTTCCACTACCAAGCCCGCCGTTCACATTTACAACGGATGCGGATACATTCATAAGTCCAATAGAACTTCCAAGAGGATTCCCAGAGCCACCAGTGATGAGGTCTGTCAATGTCATTCCTTTTTTGAATAGTCCTGAACCTAACTTAAGTGCTAACGCACCGGCAAGATAATCCTCGATTCCGGCTTTATTCCCTCCTGGCAATAAATCCTTAAGGGATTCTTTAAACCAGTTGCCTCCGGCTTTAACGATATCCTTGCCTATACCAGATATCTTCTTAACGATTGCTGGCTTTCCACTTGAATCCCACCACTGTGAAAATGGATCACCGATCATTTCTTGCCATGCAATGTTGATCTTCCCACTGATTGAAGCATTTTTAAACTTGTCACTTTGGAATAATTTATTGGCTTTTTCTGCTAAATTTGATACTGCATCAACGGCTTTCCCAGAAATCTCTGCCGAAAACTTTTCAATCCCTGATCCCATTTCTGCAATCAGTTCTTTGTTCTCTGATCTCCACTGACGGAACTTACGAAGTCCGGGAGAAATGCCATCTCCAAGACCTTTTCCAAGCTTCTTAAATACGTTATTTGTAACAAATGACTTGACACCTAGCATCAGGTTTCCAAGGTTATCGCTCTGCTTTTCCATCAATCCGTCATACTTCTGAAAAGCTTTCATAGCCTGCGGCCATGTCTGGCTGATTTTCTTGTTCGATGCTGCAAGTGCTTCCAGTTTTGTTCTGTCCTGTCCAGAAATAGCACCCATTTCCTGTAATGCGGCGGTAGCTTCTCCGATTGTCTGGTGGTTCTTCATTCCATCATACATACGTCCAACCCATAGAGCTACATCGGAAAAATCAGAGTTCGTACCTGCTGCTACGTCTCCAACCATTTTTAACCCTTTTCCAGTTGACAATGCATTTCCAGTAAATACCTGTAAGGTACGAGAAGCCTGATAAATTTCATCCCTCGTAAATGGGGTACTACCAGCAAACGTCGTCAGATCATCTATTCGCTTCTGGGCTTTCTTCTTACTTCCAAGTAATACCTCGAACGATGATTCCAAGTTCTGCTGTTGCACTTCCAGATCAATGGACGTTTTGATTGTTTGTCCAATCCCTACCGCTGCAAATGCTCCAGCAACGGCATTTTTGACATTAAATACCTTGGCTTTAAGATCACTTAATTTGGTTGTTGCAAAGTCTTTAATCTTAACTGCTGCGGTAAAAGACATTTTTCCAAACTTCAATCCAGCCGATGTAATTCTACGAATTTTAGGAGTTGCTTCGTCATCAACTCCAATCTTTGGAGTCCATCGTTTCTTTCCAAGCCCTTCTCCTTCTTTTCGTGTTCTGTCAATCTTAGGCTTTGCTTTATCGTCTGCATCAATATGAATACGTGGTCTTTTCTTTCCAAGATTATTGAGTTCCTTTTCAACTTTCTCAGCATCTTTCCCTGTCTGGTTCAGTCCTTGCGATGCATGATCTGTATACTTCGATACAACGTCAATTACTATTTCTTTGTCTGCCACTTATGCATCGCCTCCTTCCATAGCTGTTATAAGTGCTGCAAAAATAAAAGCCCTCTCTCCTTCTGGGAGATCAAGGGCTTTTGATGGCAACATTCCAGTCCGTAGATAATTTTCTGCGAGCAGAGAAGCTAACGGACTGGACTTAATTAGTTTTTTGCATAATCAATAACGTTTGTACCACTGCCGGATAATTCTTCGATCTTGTCGCTGACTGCTTCAAGTTCTCCAGCTGTAAGAATTTCCTTAATAATTTCTGCCTGTGTCATAACCATGTGACCAGCTTTGTTCAGTCCTTCTTTCAATGCTGGATTATCCCAGAATTTTGTTCCATCACTTTCCGGAACTGTTGCAATGTAAATTTGCCATGCCATGTAATCTGCATTGCTTACACTTTTCTCAATCAACGGAAGTGATGCACCACCAGGATTTGGCATATAAGTTGTTGCTCTCTTTCTGCAATCAGTGATTTCATCAAAAGACAATGGACGAATGTCGAATTTAAACAATTTCTGTCCGTTTCTTTGAATATTTAATGTCTGACTTACCTCTGTTTTATACTCTGCTGCCTTTAACAGACCAGTGATAAGGTCCATTTCATTTTCTTCTGTTACATTGATATTTGTTTTCTTCTCTGCCATTTTCTTATCCTTTCTTTATGCTGCCAATGATTTAATACAATCTGGTACGCTGTTAACAATAAACTGACACTGTCTCTTGATGATTTCTCCCGGTTTTACATCCAGAATGTTTGTATCTCCGTCAGGAATACATTCATCTAACAGATATTTGCTTTCTCCTCCAGCAAGTGGTTCTGTAACACCGCCCTGTAAACTGAATGTAGGAATTTTCCCATTTTTAATCGCATTCAGCATTGGTACGATCGTCAGATCATCTCTGACTACAGCCTCAGTGAACGATGCTGTAAATTTAACACTGTCTGGAACTCCATATGTCTGTACATCTCCTGCTGGATGGAAGTCTACATTTGAAAAATTCATTCCGATCGTAAACTCTTCCACGGATGCAAACCAGATGGAAACTCCATCCAGTGTGATAAAAAGCTTTCCGTCTTTTCCTGTCATCAGTTTTCTAGTATCAAAACCTTTTCCACTCATCTATAACACCTCCTACTGTGCAATGTACTGGAACTGATATGTTAAGTAGATCTTTTCCATACTGTCAACGTCATCAATGCGGATAATAAAGAATGCATAATCCGCTGCATGTGGATTTTCCGTATCCTCATAAAATTCGTAGGTATCTAAGATCTTTCCTTCTCTGTTCATCTCAGCCAGTACTTTTTTAGCTTCCTGAATCACATTATCAACGCCCGCTGCATTGTTGCTGATCTTACCAATCAATGGTTCTAATGTACGATTGATACGGTCAAAGGCTTCATAGCGTACAGCTGTACGTTTGATCTTCTTCCATCCTTCGTCATCATCTTCATCCAGAACTGTATATGTGTTCACTCCTGAATCAAACCAGACCTGTCCTTCCTGACCTTCTGACAAGAGAAGTAGCCCTGACTTGATCGCATCGACATATTGTTCATTTGTCAGCTGTTCGATGCATGATTCCGCATCTGGAATCTCTGTATGTACAATGGATGTGCTGGAATCCTTGCATCCGATCACACCTGCCTGAACTGCTGCCGCAAGATATCCTTCCACTCTATCTCCTGCGGTATTATAATATCCACTACCGCAGTAAATAAAATATGGTGCGTTATAGGATTTTGCATTCGTCTTTCTTGTAGCAAGTGACTTTCCTGCTGCTTCTCCAAGTACGCAAACTCCTAATGCTCCGTTCGAATGGATTCTTTCCATGTATGTCTTCGCTAACGCTTTAACATCTTCTTCGACTGTATCAAGCATCAGTACATTCCAAGCATAAGTTTCGAATGCATTAAATGCATTGCTGTAATCTTCTGTTGTGACTGCCGGTGCTGATCCACCAGCCAAAGCCTGCTGTGCAACCGTCTGCATGATCCCGGATGCTCCAGAAACAAGTTCTGCGGATAAATACTTGCTGTCTTTCATTGCTTCCACAAGATTTGCAGCCTCATTTACATCCGCACCAGCGATAAAACTTACTTTTTCAACAAGTGTTGCCCCATTGTAAACGGAACACTCTTTTGTCGTTTCATCTCCTAATTTCTGTTTTACAGTTACGGAGAATTTCAAAGCGGTTGGATATTTTGTCTTTAATGTAACTGCATTTGTGGCTGTGGTTGTCTGTAAGGACAGGCTTCCTTCTTTACCACCAGTTCCAAGACGGTAAAGATATACCGTGTTAGCACCTGCATCAAACAGTTTTACCGCTGCATCGATCGTTCCACTCTCCATATAAAGTGAAAGAAGATCACTCTTTGATGTGATCTTCTGAATCTCTCCAACTGGACCAAAATCTGCATGAACCGGAATACAGAAAACTCCGTTCATTGCGGATGCTACACCATTATTTGTGATCTGCTCATGTCTGCGATAAACTCCAGCTCTTTCCTTTTTCTCGCCTTTTAAAAATAATCCGGACAAGTTCTTATACCTCCTTCTTCTTAAATGTATCTACAAGTTTCTTTGCTGTGCTCTGCGTTGCTTCTTTAACACCTGCCCTTGCAAATGCTGTTCGGATAATATCTTGTGATACTCCTAACACCTGTGGATTTTCTGCATATTCATCCACAGTATAAGTAACTTCTGGCACTGTTTTTGTTTCGTCTTTCTTTTCTGCCATTGTTTCCTCCTAACTTATCGTAATTGTCTTTAATTCATCGACTGTTTCAACATCTCGTAGCTTTCCGTACTGACCTCTTACCGTTACCTGTCCATCTTTTAATGGATCAAGTTTCGTGCTGTATGCCAGCTGATTTACAAAAAACGGCGATCCATCATTCATAACGAACCGCTCTCTTTCCTGTAAATCTTGCAGCAAGTTCATAACAAACTGATCAGCATTTACATCCGATCCGGAGATCACATGTACCTTGATGTTGTTTGTAAACCATGTACAAGCATATGTCGATGGGAACGTTCCTGGCTGCATAGAATCCAGTCTAGTATAAACAACCACTTCTTCATCATCCGGCTTCCAGATTTCGTCAAGTTCCGTGTTATTGATCACTGTCACGTTCCAGTTCTCATCAATGTGCTTTGCCAAAGAACCGACTGCATCCAGCGGAAGGTATGAATGTTTTGGAAAAGCATATGCATCGAATGTCAACACTGATCCACATACTTCTACATCCATTTGCCCTTCGATTGCTTCCTGAAATGATTCTGACTTTCTCCATACAAGAGAAATCGTTGTATCTTCATCGGTCAAGAAAACTCCTTCAAACGCTTTTTTCAGGATCTTCTTCGCTTCAAGCAAGTTCTTATATCCTTGATTATTAAACAGATACGCTATTGCAATCTCCATCGTTCCAGAAACCTTACGCTCTGAATCATCTTTCAGATTCAGCCCATAGATGATACGCCCATACTGCGAACCATCCCACCTTGAATCAGAATCATCAGGTGCCTGATCCAAAAATATTGCTGGTCCATTTTTGAACGTAGCCAATCCGTTAATATTCAGTCTTTTTAAGTACTTGAAAATTATTTCTTTCATAGAGTTACCTCAAAATCTGAACCGAAGATCTTTACAATCTCCGGCTCTGCTTTCTTCTTAATTGGATCAATAAATGGTCGTTTTGCCATCTTTTTTGTGCCACCTTCCAGCCATTCAGCGTGTTTTGAATTACTTTTTATCCGGCTTGTAACTTGATCTCCTTCAATCAGAGTTTGATCATCCCAGTCCTGACGTAACTTTCCAGACTGTGGTGCTGGTGTTTCTCCCGGTGCGGATGATCTATTCGGAAGCCGTTTGTATTTCTTTCCAGAACCGCCTTTCGACAATACTTCGATCTCAATATTTCTAAGGGTGTTTGTTGCCATTGCACCCTTTCGCATCATCTCTCTTTTGATACTTTCATCAAGATTCTTTGCACATGCTTGAAATTCAGCTTCTACGCCCATCTGTATCACTTCTTTCTAATACATAATAGATGGAAAACTGCCCTGTTCCAGCTGGATCTTTTGTACCCTTCACGATAAACTTACGATCATGGCACGGATCATCGCCAAGCAGTAACACATCGTTCTTACTTAGCTTAACCACTGGATGGTAAGACACAATCGTATGACTGATCGGAGTCTGGTTTTGTTTCCAGATTTCCATTGTCTTCATATCTGCTTCGGCTAGTATACCGTCTATGATCGCATCAGGGGCTTCTTTTTCATCGCCCTTTACAACCATGCCATCGTCCATGACTTCTGTATCCTGCCAGTAAACACGGAAAGACTGCATATATTGATATGGTCTACCAATTGATGTCATTTTCAAAAGCGTCCACCTCCAGGATGATTCATCATTCCAACGTAAAAATACTCTCGTTTTTCATTCTCATACGGCTTGATTCCAACACTGGAAGATGCAATTTCTTTTTTCAGATCATCATAAAGCTGTTTCCAGAAATTCATTCGATTACCAAAATTAAAAGAGACAGGACCAACACTGTTGTCTACGTCCTGCCCGTATTTGAACATCATATGTTCTAGCAATTTCAGTTTTGCCATCTTAAAATTGTCTGGATACTGCTCTAATACAGCTGTGATCTCTTCATCGGAAAGTGCAGCTGACATTTCATCCTTTGATACATCAGTATCCGCCAATTCGAACCGCATCTTCATAACATCATTTGTATTGATCTCATCTGGAAAATAGTTATACGTCATTCTCCTCGCCACCTTCCGGCTGTTCTGCTGGTGCTTCGGTTTCTTCTACTGCTTCTGATTCCTGATTAATATCAGTATCAGTGGAAAGATCAGCAAGTCTTGTTTCAACTGCTGCCTTGATTCCTTTTCTCGAATCAATCTCATGTAACAGCTGTAAAACCGGTGCATCTTCCTCTGTCATGGTCGCAATCTCAATTTTTGCCTCTTCCATTGTTTTCTGAATTGTGGCAAAGAACTGTAATAACTGCTGTGCGTTCACTGCAAGCTCGTGCTTAGATTGTAATAAAGGAATTGATAAAGTGTTATGGTTAACATTCAAATCCTCTGCATACGCTCCATTTACGCTCGCTACTTCTGCAATGTGTCCAGACTTCTTTAAAAAGAGAGAGCGTCGTTCATCTACGACACCCTCTGGAATAGTCTCTCCGATCTTATACTGCTTTCCGCCAAAATTAACTGGCTTAAGTGCAACATAATTCATATAAAGCACCTCCTACTCAGATACGCAACCACTTAAGAACGTTGCAAGGTCATCGGAAGTCTTTTTCATGTCTGTTGCCATAAGTCCTTCGATGAACTCTGAATGTGATCCTCCTGGTCCATCATACTGTGATGTAGCCATCCACTGTCCATTTCCAAGCATATCCCATGTATAAATATATCCGGCAGATGGTTCTTCAAGATCTACTTCTTTCGGTGCATAAGTTAATAATGCACTGTTATCGTCGAAGACAAATTTCATATCGGCTTTCTGACCGATTTCTGCTGCATTATAAGTTGCATACAGAACTTTTACTTCTTCCAGACCAAGTACAGCTGCAATTACCTGTTCGTTAACAAGTGCTGGATTCGGTGTTGACCCTGAACCTGTAACTCTTTCTAAGAACTGCGGATGATTTTTGATTGCCTTATACGCTCTGTATCCTAAGCATAATTTGTTAGGCATTCTACGTCCGTTTAAAAGGATTTCTTTCTTCATCTCATCAAACTGACCTACGATGTCCGCGTTTGCATCATCAAAATGCACAAACTGTTTAGATGTTGAAGCTGTTGCTTCTCCTGTCTTAACATTTGCCCATGCGTCAGCATTGAAAAACTTGTTTGCAAAGACCATATCAAGGTGCAGATTCATCTGTTCTGAAACCTGTTTTACCTTTGCACGTCTCGGATCAATCGTTGCTGGTGCTCCAGTTCTCTGGTAATCCAGAGCTGTGATGTTATCTACTCCGACGATGATCTGATCTACCTCACATTTGTAAGTATCATCTGAATGAGAGAATACAGCCGGATCTACTGCTCCGAACTTAGGCTTTCTCTTTACCTGGTCTTTCGCGATCTCTTCTTTGTTGAAGATATAGTAGCTTCCAGTGCTTGCATGTACTGGAAGAATTGGAAAGATGCTTGGAGCAACATTCATTCCAGGTGCCTGAAAATAGCTCATTGCCATATTGGTTAAGTAATAGTTTGGTCTCCAGCCTTTCGCAATATCAACTGCGATTGCTGCTGCGTTGTTATGTCCTGTGTTCATTTATTTCATTCCTCCTTTATTTACGCTTCATATCCAGCATGGATGATCGCAACGTTTACGATGTCTCCTTTTGCTGTCGCTGGTGTCAGTGCCATAGCTAAGATGTACTGCCCTGTTGTTGCCTTCTGGCATAATCCCTCTGCATCAACAGCAAGGAAATCTCCAGCCTCAATCTTTGCACCAGCTGCCCACATGCCCTGATTTCTGATCTGAACAGTAATATCATCGCCTTTGGCTACTGTTTCATCTCCAAGAAGCACAATTCCTGTTGCTTCCTTTCCGGCTTCAGGAATTTTTGCTCCATCTTTTGTTAATAAAACCGCTACGGCTGTTTTGAGTTCTGCTCCAGCTGTAACATTGATCACTGGGCTTCCACCAGTTGGATTGTATTCATATGTTCTGTTTGCCATCTTCTCTGTACCTCCTTTCTTATTTATCGAACATTGCTCTTAATTCAGGATCATTCTGCATAACGATATCCTGTGCCTGTGCATCAGTAAGGTTTGGCATAGACTTTTTGATCTCTGCTACCTTTGCGTTCATCTTTGCAACACCTTCTGTATCGTCATTTCCTGTGTGAGCTCCACCAGATTTACCGATTTCCTCAAACAGACCTGATTTCTGAATTACCGCAAGGTTGTTATCCATGGATGCAATGAAGTTGTTATACGCTTCATCGGATGTTGCTTTCATGGATTTCAGAACTGGCACTAATTCCTCTGCTTTTGTTCCTAAGAGTTCATACTTCTTAGCAACTTCTTCTAAGGACTTCTGTTCTGCTTCCTCTGCTCTCTTCTGGATTGGTTCCATGATCTTCTTCATCATAGAAGTGAAGTCCTTTGTAACACCTTCCATTGCTTTATTCACTGCTTCCTGAACCTGTCCATCAATATCAGCTCTTTTTGCAGTATCCTCTTTTTTTGCATTTGCATCATCCTGTAATGCTTTTAATGCTTCTTTCTTTTCTTCCTCTGTCATATTTGAAATATCAAATGCCATTTCATTCTCCTTTTCTTCTTTTTCTTTGTTAATAGTTTCAGGATCGCAAGATTTCTCAATTACCTCTTGCATTTTTGCGATCTCAAAATCATCCGCAACAACAGTATCTTCTTTGTCTGTTGCTGCACGTTCTAATTTGATCCAAGACTTGGATGCATCATCCGAAAATGCCTTAAACTGATCAATGCTCTGTGCGATTGCGGCCTGTTTATCCTCACACTCTTTATCGAGTAAGATTGACACAATCGACTGCTCCAGAGAGTTGCAGGCATTCCAGATCTGGTCCCTCACGTCGTAGATCTTCTTTTCATTCATTACATCATCAAATGATGTTGCTTCATCTTCCATGGACTTTCTGACATCTTCTGAATTTACTCCTAAGCTGTCACAAAACGCATTAAAGAATCGCTTGAAAAAGTTTCCCTTCGGTTCTTCTGCACCTCCTCTCTTTTTAATCAGGATATTTGCTTTCTGATCTGCTCCGATGTCTACTGCATCGATCTTTTTTACTTCCAGATCTTCCAGCTTTGTCTTTCCTTTTGTTTTCATGTTTCCTCCTTTCTAACGACACTTTTTCGAGTTTCAACACGATTATTCGAGTTTCAAAAACGCAAAGTGCAGTTTCAAACACAAAAAATAGACCAATTTGCATTTTTTGCAAAATGGTCCTTAGTTGGTCTATTAATTGAACTATTTAGCTATTTTTTGAACTAAATTTTAGATTTAGCTTAATTTTTAACTAATTTAAGACTAAATTTCAGTTTTTCCTTTCAGATTTTACTTCTTCAATGATCTTCTGAATCTTTCTTTTATAGTTCTTGTTCCCTGTCAGTCTTATGTGACTTTCCAAGGTTCTTAGATTTCTGGATGTTGGAACTCTTCTACGTTCCACGTTCTTCTTGATTGCGATCGCAACTCTTTTATTCCTACAGTGCGTATGATGCAATTCAAAGCAATCAGGGTTGTACACGATCCATTCATCCTGTCGGTGTGATTTCTTAATCTTAAGAATGAGATCATCTCCTAATCTGCAAACATCCAGTCATCCGCTAACATATCAGCTTGGCTCGCTAACCATCCCATCTGTACACCAGACGTGCCGATAAACGCAATTGCTTTATTTCCAATGTCATTGTGATCACAATTAACAATTGTTCCGTCTGCTGCTGTGTACGAAATACATGTTGCAAGCTGAATATACTGTTTCTTTCCATTCCATCCTTTTCGTGCAACCTTAAGTCCTCTCTTTAAATACTTAATAGCGTTGGAAAAATCAAAATATGCTGCACCACCTAACTCTGGGCAATTTTCTTCATCTGCGATCATCCATTCATCAGATGTAATATTTCCGAATGTATATTCAGGACATTTTGTTTCTCGAATATCAATGTCCTCGCCATCTTTCGTATGCATGATAATTGTTGTTTTGTCATTATCCCAGAACCAATATCCACCCCAAGATGGTAGCTTCACTTTTCCTCCGGATTTCATAATTTTGAATGCATCTCTAAATTCCATTATTCGTCCTCCTCAACTTCAATACGTTTCGCTTTGCCCTCAATTGAGAACATTGTATAAGTTCCGTCCTTAATCTTTGCCCAGACCTCATTGTCTGTGATGTGGAAACCAACCCACCAGCCTTCAGGCAACGTACCTTCCTCTATACCGAGAGTTTTCATCTTTTCCTTAGTGAATATAATACTCTCGATCAGAACGCCTGCACCGCCTCGCTCGTGCATCTCTCCGGCTTCACGATAGAACTCTACATAGGTATATGCTGTCTGTTCTAG